AAAAAGAATTTATTTTCAGAATTAGATTAGAAAAGAATTATGTCAGAAAAAGAAAAGAAACAGGCTGAACTCAAGAAATTAGTTAAAAACATCGGTAAATGTATAGTAAGTGGCAGAGAAGTGTACGAAGAGAAAAAGAATTTAAAAACTTTAAAAATTAGTCCAGCATTAGATTTTGCTCTGAATGGTGGTGTGCAAGAGGGTTCTTGGGTGACGGTTACCGGTTTGCCTAAAACTGGTAAAACGAGTTCTATGTTGCAATTGGCAGCAAACGCTCAAAAAGAAGGAAGAAAAGTAATTTATCTAGATGCTGAGGGTAGATTAAAAGGTCATAATCTAGATGGTATAAACGGTCTAGATCTGGACTCCATGAAGATCGTCAGATCTCCTGACGACAAGATACTAAGTGCTGAAGAGTTTTTGAGTATTCTTGAAAATTTAATTCAGCAGAAAGAATATGAACAAGCCATAGTAATTGTAGACTCGATGTCCAGCCTTATTCCATCTAGAGATTTGGGAACAATGGTGGATGGTGAACGGCGACCTGGACTCCCGAAAATTCTTTCAGACTTTACTAAGAGAATGGGGCAGGTTATACCTAAAACTAAAACCATTATTATCTTAATTGGACATTTAATTGCCAATACTAGTGGCTGGGGTAAAAAGAACGTCGCTGATGGTGGTATAAAAGTTCAGTATCAGGCTGATACTATGATCACTGTTAAAAAAAGTGAACCTTGGATGGTAGACGGCCAAAAGGTTGGTCAGATCATTCTATGGGATATTGGAACTTCATCACTAGGCGCTAGTGGAACACAAGCAACTAGCTATTTTCGTTATGGTAAAGGTCTTGATGGAGTTCAGGAAATTATCGAGTTGGCAGATTCTTTTGATGTTGTCGAAAAAGCTGGGGCATGGTATTCTCTACCATTCATGTCCAAATACGACAAAGAGTATGAAGAAAAGAAGTATAAGTTTCAGGGTGTAAACAAACTCTATGATTTTCTTGAAAATAATGTAGACGCTATGAAAAATCTTGAAACTGAGTTACAAGAATATATTGCATGAAAGTAATAGGTTTTGATGGGAGGGAATATGCTCTGACCTTTAAAAGGGTTAGAGGGAACTCTAAACGAGATAATAAATCATCCCATCATTTACGGGCTAGAGAGTTACTTTCTGAGTTATTTCCTTACGAGAAGATATACGAAGAAGTAACTCTCCCCGGCTCGAAAACCATTTCTACAGGTCTGCTATACGCAGACTTTCTTATTCCAAATAAAGATATTCTCGTAGAGGTGCATGGTAGGCAGCACTATGAATACTGCCAATACTTCCATAAAACAAAAGCTGATTATGCGAAGGCTCGAAAAAGAGACAAGAAGAAAATAGAGTGGTGCGAGTTAAACGATTTCACCATAATCATACTACCTTACAATAAAGAAGAACAATGGAAAAACTTGATCATAGATTCAATATAAACGAAGAAGAAAAAAAGCTTATTGAAGACATTGAGGCATTTATTGGTCAATATGAGATTGGCGGAAACTTAGGTCTGGTAAAATTAGATCCAGCAGTCTGCGAATCGTTAAATATTGATAGAGGGACTATGGCAGAAATGTCTTCAGAAGATATTTATCATAACGCTTATTTAATACAGGCTTATATTAGCAAAATAACAAACCAGAAAAATAGAAATAAGATAATACTTTTTCAAATAGAGTCCGCATATAAAGACGCAATTAATCACTATCTCCCATCTATGACTTTTCCCGACTATACAAAATATGAAGCAAAAGAACAAATGATTTGTGAGAAGAATGATATGGCTTTTAAGTTAAGAGAATTAATGAGAAAAATGCAAAGCGTATTAATGCTATATGACGACCTTATTGAACCCTTAAAAAAGATGTCGGACACATTAAATAACGTAGGGAGAACAAAATGAAATTACTACAAAGCCTACAAAAACTAAAAGAAGGTATTGAGACTGGTAACACCGCACTTATTGAAGAAGGTTACTCATTACTCACTGGTGAGGAAATTAGTTTTCCGTCCAAGTCAGAGACTGTAGAAAAAGTTTCAACACCAATAGAGATATACACTCCTGAACCAGAAAATGTGGAAATCCTAGAGATGGATTTCACGATGGATAAAGATAAAACAAATGCTGAAAAAAAACAATTTGTAAATAAATTTGATCCCGGTCTTGACGCCGACGAAGAAGATGGTTATGACCTAATAAATGACAATGTCAAGCCAGTACAGAGAAAAAGAAAAGCCCATAAAAATGTAAAAGTATTTTGTCAAGATTGTCAAAAAAATATAGAAGTTGATCCGCAGTTCAAAAAGGAACCATATTTCTGTGACTTCATCAAGCTCGGACAGAAATGTCCCGTCAGTCAATAACGTTGCTTCGGAGAAAGCCGTATTGTCTGGGATGATACGGTATGGTTATGATGCTTTTTTAGATGTTACAGGTCTTATAGAAGAAGAGACCTTTACAATTGATGAAAACAAGGTTATATACAAATGTCTTTTTAAAATCTTTGAAACATCGCAAAATGTAGATTTAACATCGATCTTATCGGCGGCTCAACAGCTTAACCTGTCTGAGTATGTTGAAAAGAAAGATGTCTTAAATCACATTAAACACTTGATGAATTATGATGTGCATGTCGAGAATATCAGACAACATGCGCAGAAAATTCGCAAACTACAGTTAACTAGAGATTTACAAAATGAACTAAGAGTAATCTACAAATCATTGTCAGAAGTAGATGGTGATGAGACGGTAACCGAAATTGTTTCAATACCAGAAACACAAATACAAAATGCTTGTCTTAAATATATTCGTGAAGACAACAGCACTACCAAGTTGATTGGTAAGGATTTGGATGAATACCTCGACCTTTTAAAAGCAAATGAGGAAACGGACCCTGGAGTCAGTAGTGGGTTTCCAATTTATGACAGGGCGATTGGTGGTGGGTTTCGTCGTGGTGCTGTAGATTTAATTGGGGCGAGAGCAAAATGCGGGAAGTCTACACTAGCAGATAATGTGGCATTGAGCATTGCTGATCGGGGAACGCCAGTATTAATTCTCGACACAGAAATGAGTCAAGAAGATCACTGGAACAGACTTCTGGCTAATATCTCTGGGGTTGCTATCAATGACATATCAAGCAGTAAATTTAATAGAGAAAAACAACTTGTTGATGATGTTGAAGAAGCTGCCGAAAAAGTAAAAGAAATACCCTACCATTATATTAGTGTTGCAGGAAAATCATTTGATGAGATATTAGGTATTGCTAGAAGATGGTTGTTCAAACATGTGGGCTACAATGACGAAGGTAGAATGAATGACTGTCTGATAATTTATGACTACCTAAAACTAATGACCTCCGAGAGTATAAATAACAATGTTGCGGAATTTCAAGCACTCGGTTTTCAAATCACACAATTACATAATTTCTGTGTAGAACATGATGTACCATGCTTGGCATTCGTACAATTAAATAGAGACGGTATCACAAGAGAATCTGAAGATGTTATTTCCGGGTCGGATAGATTGATCTGGTTATGCACATCTTTTTCTATTTTTAAAGCAAGGAGTCCAGAGGAAATAGCGGAAGAGAATTTAGGTAACGGTGTTAACAGGAGATTAATACCTGTTGTTGCAAGGCACGGTCCAGGTATGGATGGTAACAGCATATTTATGAGAATGACAGGTGAGTTAGCGAAATTAGAAGAGATAGGTACTAAACGAGATGCTGAAAGAATACACAGAGAACAACAAGATGGATTCCCAGATAAAGAAGAAACAGATCAAGAGGTCAGCGATTCTTCAGGTGGAGAAATTGACGAAGGCTCTTGATATAGATTTGTTTCATAGTGCTGATAAATTAATAGGGGCGTGTCCTGTTCATGATGGTGACAACCCTTCTGGTTTCAATATCAACGTTGATCCAGAATCTCAATGGGCCGGTGCGTGGTTTTGTAATACACAAAAATGTCACGAAAAGTTCCCCAATGATATACTTGGCTTAATCCAGGGTATTTTGAGCAGAAAAATGAATAAGGAAGTCTCATTTCAAGAAACACTTGAATATATAGAATCTGTTATTTCAGTTGACAAGACTGCAATAAGGGTTGATAATTATGATGTAGTGCATCAGGTGTTTAGTAAAAAGACTAATAATAACATACTTTGTTATAGAGACAGGTTTGTAAAGACCTTGACCATTCCCTGTCCATACTTTACAAATAGAGGTTTCTCAAAAGAAGTTCTGGAAGAATTTGGTATTGGGTTTTGCAGCGACCAAACGAAACCCATGTATAACCGAAGTGTTTTTCCGATTTTTAACCCCGGCAGTTTTGATAATAATGAGATCATTGGTGTCGTCGGTAGGTCTATAGAAAAGAATCCAAAGGAAAAGTGGAAATTTAGCAAAGGTTTCTCTGCCGGTAAGAATCTGTTTGGATACAATAAAGCATACGAGAGAATGAAGAGGACTGGCTCGGCGGTGCTAGTAGAAGGTCAGGGCGATGTTCTTCGGTTATACGAGGCGGGTATTCTTAATTGCGTTGGAATTTTTGGTTGTGATCTAAATGATGAACAAAGCATCTTACTGGAAAGAGCATCAGTAGATAATATAATCCTTGCACTTGATAATGACAAGGCTGGACAACAGGGTAGAGATAAGATTATCAAAAAATACGGTAAGATGTTTAACTTAAAAACTGTTAGTTTCAGTAAGAAAGATATTGGCGAGCTAACGGTTGAAGAAATCCAAGAACAAATTATACCACAAATAAAGAAATATGTTTAATGTCAAACATTGTAGCATTTGCTGGTGCTAAACAATCCGGTAAAACCACATCTGTAAATTTTCTTCATGGGTATGAAATGAAATCTCATGGTTTCATTAAGAAATTTTTTGTAGATGAGGGCGGTAGACTAGTTGTTAATGCTAAATACCTGGATGATAACGACAAAGAGTTTGAATCAATGGGTGTGTTTGATGTTTTTCAAGATAGTCAAACTTTTGCTGACTATGCATCAAGCACTTTTTGGCCTTTCGTCAGGGCTTATAATTTCGCAGATCCGCTAAAGAGAATGTGTGTGGGTCTTTTTGGTCTGACTCGTGAGCAGTGTTATGGTACAGATGA